CTTGAGCAAGGGAGCCTCCTGTCGGACCGGGTCAGTAGGACGCGACGTCATTGGTAAGCACGCAGGTCGCGGCGCGGTTCAGCACCGGATCGATCGCGGCCTGGTATGCGAACGGGGCCTGCACGCCGCCCGGCCCCTGGATCTGACGGTCGCCGCGCGGCAGGAAGACCCGGTGCGCGGTCCAGACCAGCGATGCGGCTGCGCCGGCCGCCCAACGGAACTGAAGCTCGCACGGCTGGCGGTTGGTGGCCTGATCGAGAAGGACGCGGTCCTCGAAGCGGGTGGTGATGTTGCCAGTCAACGCGATGATGCCCGGATCGGCATCGGCGATGCGCCCGTCGCTGCGGATCACCTCGACCGCTTCGAGGTTGTTCGAATAGGTGAGTTCCGCCGAGATGACGTTGCCGAGCGCCACGTTGTTGCGGCGGACCTCGCCCTGGAACTGGCCAAAGCGCTCCAGCACGAACTCCGACAGCGTGCCGGACTGCGCCGTGGCGGCGATGGTCTCGCCTTGCGCCATGATGTTGAGCGAGGCGGTAAGCAGCCCGGATCGCTGCGCCTGCACCTGGAAGCTGTTGATGCGCGCGCCGTAGTTCATCCCGAAGAAGGGCACGTCGGGAAGCTGGACCTCGATCGACATCGAGGGCAGAGCCTGCGCGCCCGAGAACCAGGTGTGGCTGTTGGCGCCGCCCGACAGCGTCGCCCCCGACAGGCTGGCGCGAGTCGGCGCGTTCGTCGCCAGCGTCCGCGCATTGCCGCCCGGTCCCAGCGCCTTGGCGGTCAGGTTGACGACCGCGCCAACCGCCGCGGCCGCGACGTTCGCGCTCGGATTGATGATCGCAGCGAGCGCGGTGGCGGTCAGCGCCGCCGTGCCGCCAAGGTTGAACTGCTGGCCCGTCGCGCCGGAGGCGACCGCGGTATAGACCGTGCCATCGACTGTCACCGTGTCGTTGACCAGAAGGTTTGCGGTCAGCGTGATCGTTCCGGTGGCGGCATTCGCGGCGACCGTCGTCGGCGCGCCCATCAGGCCGCGCAGCCAGACGCCGATGTTGCGGGTATCCACGGGAACGACGAGATCGCCCGTGTTGGTGATCGCGTCATAGACCGGCGCCAGCGGCTCGCGGCCGAAGCCGAGAAGCTCGCTGGCGATTAGCCCCTGTTCCTCGCCGATGTTGACCGAGGCGAACGGCATGCGGCGAAAGCCGGTGCCGGGCGGGGTGCCGTAGGTGCTTTCGAACACGGCGGCGAGAGCCGCGTTCACGCCGCGTGCGCGAGGCATGGGTCGTTCTCCATGTGGTGCAGTTGCAGAGAGCCCAGCGGGGCCGAGACGCCGCCGTTCAGTTCCGAAGGTCCGAGCGCAGTCGAAGGACCGTCGATCAGTTCCAAAGGCCCGAGCGAAGTCGGAGGGCCGTCGATCAGTTAAGCGGATCGGCGGTGGCGTAGGTCGCGACGATCACGAAATCGGCGAAGCGACCTGCCTGACTACCCGTGGTCTCGATATCCTCGGAGGACGGGGCTTCAGCCTCGATCCAGTCGACAAGCCCGCCGAGCCTGCGATTGGCGATGATCGCCGCACCGATGGCGGCAAGCATGCCGTCGAGCACCTGCTCACGCGTGAGCGTGGCGCTCTCGAAAGCGGCGATCTCAACGGGAATGCGATGGGTGTAGAGGTAGGACACCGGCGAGAGCGTGACGTCTGGCTCACCCGGATCGCCATCGCGGATCACGACCAGTCCACCCGGCGGGATTCGCTCCGGCTTAGCGAGATTACGCTTCACGTCCGCGCCCGGCAGGGCATCGGCGACGAGCGCCTTGACCGCGCCAAGGACGGTTTCGCGTTTCGATGGCATTGGGCCTCTCCTGATCGATGCAGCAGAGCGGCAGCTTGAAAAGACCTGTTAAGAGTGCTATTTGAAGAGCTCTTAAGGAGGTCGAAAATGGCTCACCAGATCCTTGCGACGACCACTGCGAGCGTTTCTGAATTGAAGAAGAACCCGATGGGCACCGTCGCTGCCGGCGAAGGGTTCCCCGTTGCGATCCTGAACCGCAATGAGCCTGCCTTCTATTGCGTTCCTGCCAAGGCCTATGAGGCGATGCTCGACCGGCTCGAAGATCTCGAACTGAACGCCATCGCTGATGCGCGCGAAGGCCAGACCGTCCACAAGGTCACGCTGGATGACCTATGAGCTCGCCTTTCTGGATGAGGCTCTGAAAGAGTGGCGCAAGCTGGACAACGCGACGCGCGAGCAATTCAAGGCCAAGCTCGCCGAGCGTTTGCAGAACCCCAAAATCCCCTCGGCGCGACTGCATGGCGCCAAGGAGCGCTATAAGATCAAGCTGCGGAATGCAGGCTATCGTCTCGTCTATCAGGTCAAGGATCGCGAGCTGCTGGTCTTGGTCGTCGCGGTCGGCAAGCGGGAGCGCAACGAAGTCTACAAGGCCGCTGAACGCCGCAAATCCGACTGATGCGCGCTATCGCGGCCAGTGCCGCGCGATCAGGGTTGGCACGCGCGCCGCTTGCCGCTTGGCGATCGCATCGATGTTGAGCCGCTTGCGGAGCGTGACCTGGGGTACGAGCAGGAACACGATCACCGTTGAATGACCGGTCTTGCGCCTGTTTGCTGCCGCCAATCCTCGCGTGTTGAGCCGGGCCGTATCGGCGACCAGCAGCGAAGGGCCGCGCTTGCGATAGACGAAGCGCAGCCGCATGCCGGTGCGCCGTTCCCAGCCGCCGGGCGTGATGCGTGACGCACGCCCGTTCGGTCCTCGCCCGCGCGTCCCGGCGGCGGGTGTCGGAATCGCCAGCCAGAAGCCTCGCGCCGAGCGAATGGTGACGCCGCGATCGAAAGCGTCGATGAACTTCGGGGCTTTCGACCAGACGAAGGCCGCGGCCTCGACGCTCTCGCCGACCTCTGGGAACACCTTGCCCCGCCATGTCCGCGAGAGGCGTTCGCCAAGGCCGGATGAGACGACGTCCTCACGCAAGCGCTCCTTCAGTTCATTTGATGCGTCGCGCATCCCGGAGGTGACGGCGCGTTCGATATCCTGCTGCGTGCCCGCCAGCGCCTTGCGCATGTCGGGACGTTCGAGGCTGAAGCGCATGGGATCAGACCTTGACGGCCTCGCAGGTGAGGACGAACCCCATGGGATCGGATGCCGGCGAGCCGATGATTTTGAAGGTCTCCGTCCCGATCACGACGAGATCGCCCTCATCGATTGTCGCAGCTTCGGTCCTGCGCAGGTCGATGAGAACGGTCGCCATCAAGGCGCGGGACGCTCCGAACTCGACCACGGCGTCCGGGCGGCGGCGGATGACGCGAACGGGAACACCCGGGCCGACGCCGCCCGCTTGCCAGAGCGCCGTCTCGCCAAGGTTCGGGTCGGCGAACAGGGTGTCGAGCGCTGCCGCGAACGCGTTCACGTCAGAAGCTGCCGTTTAGCCGAACGCGGCCGATCGTATCGTTGGCCCCGCCTGCCACAGGCTCGGTTGCCGCGCCGATCAGGGTGTTCGATGCGACCACGGTCGTCGCGAGACGGGCGGCGTTGTCCCAATAGATGCGCGCGCCGACAGCCCATGCCTGGGACGGGGCCTTGCGCAGTTCGACCACGCCGTCGATGAGGGTTTCGACTTCGGCGTTGATGGCCGCCGATCCGGTCGCGATGCCGAAGATCGCGCCGACCAGCAGTCCGTCGCCGGAGGCCACTGCATAGGGAGCGGGAAGCGTGATGGTATTGCCGGGCTGGATGTAGCCGCGCATGGGACTTCTCCGAGAGTGTCAGGTGATGGGGAAGCGTTCCGGCGGCGATCACGCGCCGGGATTCCGGTAGAGGCCGCGCCAGTCGATCGCCTTCGCGCCGAAGTCGAGGCGGCACTTGATCTCGACGCCGTCGACGTCGAAGCCGTTGCGCGTCTCGATGTAGGCGCCTTGCTGGCCTTCGAGATAGGCGTACTCAATGGTGTCGATCTGGGCCGGGTTCGCGGCGAGATACCAGGCAGTAAGGCTCGCGGCGTCGAGACGAGGCTCGGAGATCGGCGTCAGGGTTCGGATCGAGGACGGGACCACGTTGCCGGTCTGGGCGGGCACGAGGTTCTGCGCCACCAGCTGCTCGGCCGCGAGTTCGAGCGATGCCGGCACGATGAGATAGGCGGGCCGGACATTGAGGATGGTCTTCTTGTCGAGTCCGGTCTGCCGGGCCATGGCCGCGCGCGCCGCACCGATCGCGGTGACGCTGAGCGCGGTGGCCGGGTTCGCCAGATTGCCGTGGTTCTGGTGGAACAGCGCGATGGAGTCGCTCATCGCGGCGTTGGCCAGGATGATGCCCCAGACCACGTCGCTCTCCAGCGTGGCGATCGCCGTGCCATACATCGCCGGAATGCGGGTGAAGGCGTCGAGATCGTCGT